AGTTCATGTTCGCAGAGGACAAGGCGAGTAAAGACCAAGAATTAGCGGAGTGGTTCTACATTTGTGGGACAGGTTATCGGATGATTTTGCCCGACGAGGACGCTGATCCCGAAGCCGATCCGGACGATAGTCCTTTCGAGATTGATATACTCGACCCGAGAAACACATTCATAGTGTATCATAATGGGTTTGGTAAAAAGCCGGTAATGGGAGTCACATATACGCGCAAGGATACGGGGGAGACGGTCTATAGTGTCTACACGAGGGAGATGTTCTATCGGATTGTGGACGCGACCCGTATTGTGGAGGAAAGACCCCACTCGTTGGGGGACATTCCCATCATTGAGTATCCTGCAAACAACGCCAGAATGGGGTCGTTTGAGGCGGTGCTCCCACTCTTAGACGCTTTGAACACCGTCATTTCTAATAGGATTGACGGTATCGAACAGTTCGTGCAGTCGTTTATTAAATTCGTCAACTGTGATATTGATGAAGAGACCTTCAAAGCTTTTAAAGAGATGGGCGCGATCAAAGTCAAGAGTGGGGGTGGTGAAAAGGCTGATGTTGACATTATTAGTCAAGAACTAAACCAGACCCAAACACAGGTGACAAAGGACGATTTATATCAGACGGTTCTCATTATCTGTGGTATGCCCGACAGGAAGGGTTCGGGTAGGAATACTGGTGATACGGGTAAGGCGGTGGAGCTAAGAGACGGCTGGGCCGCGGCTGAATCAAAGGCGAAGGAATCGGAACTCATTTTCAAACGATCAGAGAAGAAGTTCTTAAAGTTGGCTCTAAGGATCCTTCGGGACATTGGCGGAATCGATCTAAAGTTAAGCGACATTGACATTAAGTTCACTCGCAATAAGACAGATAATCTCCTCGTTAAGACGCAGGGGTTGCAGAATATGCTCGAGGCGGGGATTCACCCTCTTATCGCTATTACGCACAGCGGGCTGTTCAGCGATCCAGAACAGACGTATCTCGATTCCTTGGAGTACTTGGAGAAATGGAAACGGGCGAAGGTTACAGAGGTTCCTGCTAACAATAAGTCCAATCCGAAGGATGGTGATGGTGAGTGAACTACACGCCAAATTTGAATTTGAGAAAGCCTGCTAAGACCGACCCTGTGTTGATTGATGATTTGAACGATAATATGGACATTTTAGACCAAGAAGTTAAGGGCATTCGGGACACTCTTGATCAAGAGGTTCAGGGCATCCGAGACGTTATTGATCAAGAGGTTGGGGGCATTCGGGAGATTCTTGACAACTTATTTGTGGAGGAGGGGGAATCGTTAGATGAGTGAGCTTACGTTACAACAAGAGATTGAAGCGCGGAGGCCCGCTACAGAAGGTACGTTGCAACAAGTGGCTAAAGGTGTACCGTTGATGGGTCGTGGCCCCGATGGTACGGCGAAAATAATAAATGTGGACGAAAACGGAAATGTAAAAGTACAATTATCTGGCACTATAGCGGAAGAAAACAGGTCAAGATTGCGGGAAATTGCTATGGCTACTGCTCCGCTATACTGCGGTTTAGTCAAGATGGGTACTCTAACCTACAAGGGCGAAGAACTGCCGAGACCGCTTAGACCTTGGGCTAGAAACCGATCCTTCCCTGTTTTTCGGGATGACGCAACCACGAGCACAACTGTAAGTTTCGAGGGCAACCAAATCTCCATCACAGGCGTATTCTGGGACGTAGAAATGCTTAGGGTTGGCGACCAAATCACCGTCAGCGGTAGTAACAGCAATGATGGGACATATACCTTAACCAACAGGACAAGCACAACCTTGACCGTCTCGGAGACGCTGGTCACCGAAGAAGCAGGTGCAAGTGTATCGGTAACGGCGGCAGGAGATATACCGAGTAGGGAGGGTATAAACCTAGATGGCTATTCAATTACCGACACCTCCAGCAACCCAGAAAACGTATTACAGTGGCACATGTTTTATGACCTAATCAACGGTAAACCTAGCTTGATACTGATTTCCGACAGAGGGCTAGTCGGAACTCTTAGCTGGAATCACATTAACAACAGCGGCTTTGTCTTTGGCAAAACACAGACTATAGACGGGCAAAACTACCTGTGCCGGGTGCTAACTGGAGGGGCGGCCAATAGGCTGGGCGGTTCAAGCGAAATTTATGACGGCGGTCTGTTGCCCAACGAGTGGGACAGATATGTCATGAATGGGGTAGACCAAGACGGGCCGTTTTTCACGGGCGCACCAGAACCCGAAAGCGCAGACTACCAAAGCGGTTCACAGTTTTTGAATAACACTGCGAGGCGGCGCAAGCACAACCAGGCGTGGCACTGGAACGCATCATATACATTGTGCCAAGACACGGTTATTGACGATGCCGCCAGCCGCCCTCTCCGTGGCCACAATTCCGTCCGGTACTGGTATCACTCTTCCGCGCTGAGCGCGCCTGTGGCTTGCGTGTGGCGGCCCGCCCTTGTTCTTGAGCTCTGATTTCTGATTCTCCGCCCTCTGGTTCTTTTCACCGGGGCGAAGCCGAGGTGACATATGGAAAAACTAGTCTTAGAGAGGAGGTTTAGTTGATATGAGTTATGGAATTATGACCGACGAAGGACTACAAATAGTTGACCAAGAACATGAGGGAGCAATGGAGATTGTTGACGAAAGACCCGCCACTGCCGAAGGGGAAGTAGCGTCTGTGTCTCGCTATGAGGTTGAGGGCGGGAAAATCTACGTCCGATACACCGTTGAGCCATTGCCTAAGACCAGCAAGTCTTATGTGGATATACTGGCAGAAGCGGTTGCTAAGAGGCTGATGGGTGCAAATGGATAATAGCAATCAGGATAGGATATGTCCATCGTCAATGCTGAGTAAAGTAACGCAATAGAGCAATATATTTGCACTTTAGTTTTTGACAACTTATTCGTGGAGGAAGGGGATGATTTGAATGGCTAAAGGCATACCGTTGATGGGTCGTGATCCCACTGGTACGGCGAAAATAATAAACGTGGACGAAAACGGAAATGTAAAAGTCCAACAAGTTGGCACCGTTGTTGATATCCTGCTCGAAATTAACGACAGAACTCAAACAAACTCGATCGCCAACGTTGGTACCTCCATAAGCACGTCCACTCTCCCGCTGGACATCTCTGGTTATAAAGATGTAGGCATATTCATAAACAACAAAGGGTCAGAAATGTGCAAGCTCTGGATGGTCACGTTTTATGGTAAGCTAGACGTACCACGACTCCAACAAACTCCACTATACTCAGATACTAATAACGGAGAGCGGTGGATAATACCTGCCGGAAGCACCTTATATCTATCCAAAAGATCTCTGGAACGTGGAAGCCTCCCGGCGCGAGGGTTGGTACTTACTTTTTATGATACCCAAACGTGGTCAACAATCATCGATATAATGGTACTGGGGGAGAGATAATGACGTACCAAGATGTGCAAAGAATCTTTGGGGTAACCGATGTGATTAGAGTGGGTTTTGCGGTTATATCTGTAGAGGACTGGCTTGAAAAACTCGGATTTGCCGATATTGAGCCGACAAAAGAGGCGTTACTCGCGCATGACCGCGGCAAGATGGGTTATGCGACATTTATTGAATCAGGTAATTTCGAGATCCAAGAATAGAGCAATATACTTGCACTTTAGTTTTTGACAGAGAAGTCGGTAAAACGCATTAAAGGGGAGAGAACCCCTTCAACAAACGCAAAATTCCGTGAGAGAACACGTATAAAACACAGGAGGTAAATCTAATGAACTTGAAAGAATTACTTGGTGACGCTTATCGTGAGGATATGACGCTGGAGGAAGTGGAACAGGCTTTGGAGGGGATCAACTTGGTTGACCCAGCCAAGCTACCGAAATCGGTGTCGAAGGAGGTTTTCGACAAAACCGCTTCGGAATTGGCCCGAGTCAAAAAAGAGCTTAAGGAGTTGCAAGAAAAGAACATGACCGCCGAGGAAAAATTAAAGCTCGAATTGGAAAAGGCCGCCGAGGCGCAAGCGCAGTACAAGCGTGAGTTGGCGAAAGTCCGTGCGACAGAGATTTTTGTAGCGGCTGGACTAGCCGAGGACGATTATAAGACGCTCTTGGACATTGTGGTGTCCGAGGACGAGGAAGCAACGAAGGTTCGTGCGAAGTCGATGGTCGATGTGATAGCGTCCCAAAAGAAAGCCGTGGAGAAAGCGGTGAAAGCTGAACTACTGAAAGGCACACCTAAACCTGAACCTGGTGAACCTTTTAAGCCTATGACTCTTGAGGAGTTTAGGAAAATGAGTTTGATGGAGAAGCAAAGATTTGCTAGGGAGAATCCCGAACTATATCAAGAACTTTACAAGGAGGAATAAAAATTGACTTTGAATGACAGACACGAACACGAAATTTATGACAATTTCGTTTTAGCGAACGAGATCGAAGATCAATACAATAGTAAGCTAGATCTTGTACGCTTTTGTACCGTAGATAACTCTTTAGTAGGCGTCGCGGGAGACACCAAGATAGTTCACGTCTACAGTGCTACAAGCGGAACCGAGAAATTGGAAATGGGCGAAGGTAACACCAAGGACATCGAGGTCAGCTATACCGATAAAGACTATGTAATTCAACTAGCACAAAATAGATTCCCATACTACGACGAGGAAGTAATGAAAGACCCCATGGTAGTTCAAGTTGGTTTAAAACACATGGCTACTGATATGTTCAACACCGTAAACGCCGACATTTTCGCAGAGTTCAATAAGGCTATTCTCAGAGTTTATACTGGCGCGGCTAATAAACCGATTGATTTCGATTCGTTTGTAGATGCTGTGGCGCTACTCGAACTTGAAAACATCGAAGATGTGGAGATCTTTGCATTTGTGAATCCCGCTGAGATGGCGAATCTTCGCAAGGCTTTGAAGGACAACTTACAGTACGTTGAAGCGTTCGTTCGCTCTGGTTATGTTGGTACGGTGGCTGGAGTGAACATCTACACTAAGAAGGACGCGGAGACTGGTACAATTGTACTCGGAACCAAGGAAGCGGTTACGTTGTTTAATAAGAAGGGTGTCGAGGTCGAGCAAGAACGTGACGCTAACGTCCGTTTGAACGAAATCTACTCTCGCAAGTACTATCTGGCGGCTCTAACCGACGCTACAAAAGTCGTCAAGATTGTTCGTGGCGAAGAACCTGAATATACACTCACTATTGTAGAAACCAACAACGTGCAAATAACAGTTGAGATTAAACAAGGTGATACTATCATAGACGCGGAAAGCGATGGAACCTACAAACTTAAATACGGCACATATGATTATATGATCTCAGCTACAGGATTTGTGCCTCAGACCGGAAAGGTACTAATCTACGACGACAAGACATTAAAAATAACAATGGTGGCTTCTTAATAGATAGGAGGGCTGAGTAATGGATAAGCTCCAAACGTTAAAAACCTTAATAGGCGTAGATGATTCGGAGGATGATCTGCTACTCACCCTCTTATCTTTGGCGGAGGGTAAGATTCTGGAAAGATTGTACCCTTACGACCATAGTAAAGAGACTCTGCCCACCCGATATGTGGGGAAACAGATCGAAATAGCGGTTTATCTTTATAACAAGCAAGGTGCGGAGGGGCAAATAACCCATAGTGAGAACGGCATCTCTCGGACGTATGAGAGTGCGGACGTTCCGGAATCAATGCTAAGAGGAATAGCTCCTTTCGTGGGTGGTATTAAATGAGGACTCTAAAGAGAAATCAACGTGAGATATACTACGCAACCTTGATAAAGGGGGAACCTGTCAGGGACGAATGGGACAATGAGACCGGGGAATACAATATGGTTTACAGCGACCCCTTGCCTATCAGAATCAACGTTTCGGCGGCGCAGGGGAGGTTGGAAACCAGACAGTTCGGACAGATGGAAAACTACGACAGGACGTTAATTACAGACGACATGGATTGTCCGATTGATGAATCCTCGATTCTCTGGATCGACAACTTGGACACTACAA